GGTGCAACAGGCACAACGTCTACCACTATCAACGTAGAGGCTACAGATGAGGTACCTGCTCCATTTTACACCGGTGTCATAGAGACCGAAGACGGCGATATTAACTCTAAGGAGGCTGCTGAGTAATTGAATCATAATCCCACGGCGAGAGGTATAGGATTAAGGTACCTCTTGCCGTTTATTTTTTTATAATATGGATGCCAAATTAACAAATACTTTAAAAACGTGGTTTGAAACGCCTGAAAATGAGAGAGATTATGCTGCCGGTGCTTTACTTTTACTTAAACTATCCGGTAACATTATCATGTATCGTAATATCGTCTCTAAACCTGACAAATATAGCGAGCTGATTAACTTCCAACTGCAAAAGTATTATAACTTCCGCGTGGCGGACTTGACCCATAAGGAGGTCGAGGAGATGTCGGAGCAAGTAGATACTATAGTGGCAGACCACCTCTCTATATCCACCGAAGCCGAAAATTTCAAAAAAGGCAAACGCGAAGACCATGACCAACTGCCTGAAGATATACAGGCTCTGTATGTAGAAAATCTATCATTGCTGCAGCAGATGCGCGAGCTACATTTGCAGCTCCGTAATCTCTCTCTCGATAATGTTACCTGCCCGGACAGCGAGCGTTACCCATTTTTGAAGGAGCTTATAAATCTCGATAAGCGTATGCACGCCAATTGGGATAAGTACGACCATTATATTTTGACTGATGCCTAACGTTAGCGCTCTCGAATTATGTAAAACCGACCTCTTTACGTCAGAGGATGATTTACGCGCTCGCCGATACCCTACTCAATTGATAGACCGGGTAAAGCGAGTGCGAGACCTTTATTTTTGGCTTATTGCTAACCCTGAGTCTTCTGATACCGATTTTGTCAAGGAGTGCCGTGCTCGTTATAAGATATCTCATGTGGTAGCTTACTCAGACTTGGCTATCATTAAGAGCATACTGCCCAATCTGACGGCTGCAGGTAAAGATTACCACCGTTGGAGGTACAATGAGATGATACTTGAGACGTATGCTAAAGCTAAAGAAAAAAATGACTTACGGACTATGGAAAAGGCAGCATCCTCTTATGCTAAGTATAATCATATAGACGTCGAGGAGGAGAAGGCTCTGCCGCTCGATATGATTGTAGTGCAGCCTTTTACTGCCACGTCTGACCCATCAGTGCTTGGTATTAAACCTATACCGCATCTACAAGATAAGATTAATGCCATGATAGATAAATACCGCAAAGAGACGATAGATATAGAGGATGTGGAGTGTGAAGACGCAGACCTGGAGGAAGATATATTATTTCCACCGTTAAACTCTACGGATGATGACCAACAAACCGACTAAAGAGGTATATTTTAATAATCCGCAGCGATTAACTCAGCTCATCGGTGCCAATGTTACCGTTATCGTCGGCGGACGCCGTACAGGTAAGACCGATTCGATAGCGTCTCCGTTTGTGCTGCGTAATATGCAAAGGATGCAAGGCTCTACGGGCGGTATCGTGGTGCCTACCTTTAAGCATGGCTTGACAAATACCTTACCTGGATTGTTCGCAGCCTGGAAGCGGTGGGGCTACCTTAACGGAGTGCATTATGTAGTCGGACGCAGACCACCTACAACCTTTAAAAAACCTATCATCGAACCGTCGGATTACGAACACGTAATCTCATTTTATAACGGTTCCTGCGCCGTACTCATCTCACAAGACAGACCGGGCAGCTCTAACTCTCTTACTTTGTCGTGGCTGCTGATAGATGAGGCTAAGTTTATAGATTACCAAAAACTCAAAGATGAGACACTACCCGCCAACGGCGGCATTAAATCTTACTTCGGTAAGCACTCATATAACCACTCTATCATGATTTTGAGTGATATGCCTCAAAGTAATAAAGGCTCATGGTTTTTGCATTACCGCGAAAAAATGGATGTCGAGCTGATTGAGACTATCAAGGCTACGGTCTACGAGATTTGGAAGATAAAAGAGCGCATCCGGGCATATCGAGCTGAAGGCAAGCCTGTGCCTAAGTATTTGCGTTATCATCTCCGCGATTTAGACACAAATCTTAATAAGATGCGCTCCGTGGCGGTCTATTATAAAGAATACTCATCCATCGAAAATTTGCAGTTGCTCGGTGAAAATTATATCAAGCAAATGAAGCGAGATTTAACGCCGTTGACGTTCCAGACCTCAATCCTCTGTCAGCGCATAGGTATAGCTAAAGATGGTTTTTACTCATCCATGCGCGAAGGTCATAAATATGATGCATCCAACTTTGAGTATCTTGATGAGCTATGGCATGAGGCTGTCACTAAAAATGAGGATGTAGGCGAGCTATCATCCAGGAGTGACGGAGACGTTAATCCTCTCGCTCCTATCTGTATCGGCATGGATTATAACGCTAATATCAACTGGATAGTAGCAGGACAACCGTCCGGACGCAGGCTTAACGTTATAAAGTCGTTTTACGTTAAGTTTGAGCGTAAAATACCGGCTCTTGTTGACGATTTTTGCGACTATTACCGCGACCACCAAAATAAAACGGTCATATTTTATTATGATGCTACGGCTCTCGGCTCAAACTATGCCGTTAATAATCAAGATTTTCACTGGGTCATAACCCATGAGTTTGAGCGCCGTGGTTGGGCTGTAGAGTCTGTATATGTCGGTAATCCTATGCGCCAGGACGAAAAGTATTTGCTGATAAACCAAGGATTTGCCGGCAAGCAGAGGTTGATGCCGTTTTTCAATCGCCAAAATAATGAGGATTTACTTTTGGCTATCCAGTCTGCCGGTGTGAGCCGCGGGCGTAACGGCTTTAGTAAGGATAAGTCGGGCGAAAAGCTTGCCGAAAGTGAGGAGTCACTATTGGAGCATCGCACTGACGGTACGGATGCCTTCGATACGCTCTATATCGGCTGCGAGAAATTCCCGTATCATACCAACTACGTAGCCGACACTCCGGGGTTTGTGTAAATCTCTGTGATTTATTATATTTGCAACCTAAAACTGCTTATCATGACTATATTAATAGCAATACTTGGCATACTCGGGTTTCTATTACTTGAGATTTTTAGGATAAACAAAAAAGATTAGATTTGTTTGGGGAATAATATATTTTCCATACAAAAGGACTGAGGCTTCGCCGTGAGGCGGGGCTTTTGTCTTTTTTAGTTTTCGGCTGATCGCTTATTTTTACGGTATAAAATAAAGCAAATGGCTACGATAGATATAACAACTTTCCCGACATTTATTTTGCTCCAGGATGTACCTTCGGTGTATATCTCGACGGAGGAAGAATCGCTTAATGTCAGTATCAGTGTAGACGGGACCGAGGTGTATGCCGAAACTCTGTATGCTTATGGCGGTAAGGTTACAATCCACTCTCTCAAAGAGCTGATTGAGTCTGATATGTTTGTATCTCAAAAAGCTTTATCTACCGTATCAATCACAGCCGAAGATTCGGTGCTTGCCGAGTTTAGAGTATTATATTCATCGGCGGTCATTACAGGCTTGGATGTTGATTCTTTTGCCCAGCATTGTTTTCTATCATTCCTGCGGTCAAAGCGAGTGCCGACATCTTATTCCGACACTCTGTTTATGGTGGCTGACACTTCGGAGACATACACTTTAAAGTTACTGTATAATGATGCGGACGGCTCGTTACAAAGCAGTACGATTGACGGTAATACCTCCGCATCCATCGGACTTTTTTGCATCGCTATTGATGTGGCTGCCTGTCAAAAAACATTGGATAAAGGCGCTACGCTCTTAGCTATAGCGGTTACTTGCGGTGCCAGGAGATACAGATACTATATTGATAAATCTTTAGACGTAAATAGCCGGCTGTTTACCTGCATTAATAACTTCAACGTCCCGGAGACGTTGTGCCTGCAGGGAGAGTCGGAGCTAAAATATAAGGTCACTCGCTCTCAGGCTATGTGTAGCGGTGTGACATCTTTTTATGATACCTCTATCACCGACACCGCCGAGTTTAATACGGCTTCTATCCCTGCTTCGGAGACTGAAGCTCTAAAACAGTTGCTATCGTCCTCAAAGGTTATGATGTCTGCCGCCGGTTCCGAGCCTCAAGAGATACTGATAACAGAGTCGAGCTATAGCGTACAAGACCCTACTACGGCTTTAGGCTCGGTTAAATTTACTTACCAATACCCAACAGGGCACCAGTTGGCTGCCACTTCTCAAGGCAGGATTTTTACTCAAGAGTTTACAGCACAATTTAAATAATTATTATGGCTAAAATACATATATCTACAGCGCAAAAGATGCTTAACTCCGGAGACCCGGTTGATATATCCGTATGGACAAGTAAAGGCGAGATACAGCACCTGGCTCACTGCGTATCACTACGCTACAATTTTTATTCCGGCACGCGAAACATGAAGATGCTTACGTCCGGACAAATCCGCAAGGTGAGAGACGTCTGTATCTTTAGTATTAACGGCTGCGAAGTATATTTGTAAAATATTGATAGTATGGACGATATAAATTTTAACTCGGTTGAAGATATACAGGGGCTGAATAGGAGCGCGGTGTTTACCGTAGATACCTCCTCGGTTTTCCGCGAGGATAAAAACCTCTCACCTATCAGATTATCTGATGACATGAGCTATATCCCCTGGGGCGGGGATAACCTTATGCCGTTTTACATATTAAATCTTGTAGAGCGTGATGAGACCTTATCAACCTGCCAACTGTTTAACGCCGAAATATGCTACGGCGGAGGTCTGGATTACAACTGTGATAATGCCTCAAAGGATGTGGCTACAGATGTGTCGGACTTTATCTTAGATAACGATATGTCGAGCTATTTTCTTGGCGTGTGCCAGGATTTTAAACATTTTGGTTTTGCGGTCAGTGTGATAATCCTTAACACCGCAGGTAATAAGATAGTTAAGCTACTCCGCAAGGAGGCTTGCTATTGCCGATTTACTCCGGCTTACGAAAACGGGCGGATAGACAAAGTGCTGTATGCAAATTGGCGTAACAGCATCTCATCAGCAGAAGAAGTCGAGGAGATAGATTTGCTCTCGCCCGCTTCGCCATGGCGAGACCTCCGGGAGCGTATATCCAACCAAACCAAGGTGCGTAAGTTTGCTATCGTCTCGCGTGTGCCGACTCCGGACAACACTTATTACCCTATACCCTATTATGCATCTCTGTTTAAAGGTAAGTGGTATAATATTAAACAGCTCATCGGCATAGCAAAAGAGGCAAAGCTTAAAAACTCTGCCCCTATCAAGTACCACATCGAAATATCCTCTAAATATTGGGAGTCGATATTTAGGGCTGAAGGTATAACGGATGGAACCAAGAAGCAACAGCGCATAGTGAAGGAAAAGCAGAATATCCTTAACTTTTTGACAGGCGCCGAGAATAGCGGTAAAGCGTGGTTCTCGATGTTTTATACCACTCCTGACGGTAAAGAGCAACATGATGTTGTAATCAACAAGCTTGAGACGGCTAAAGAGGGCGGAGATTGGTCTGCCGACATCCAGGAGGCTGTTAATATGATATGTTTTACTCTGAGAGTGCATAGTAATCTTGTTGGCTCCGTGCCGGGTAAGAGCCAGTCAAATAACAGTGGCTCGGATAAGAGAGAACTTTACACTATTGCCCAGGCTCTGCAAAAACCTTATCATGATATATTACTCACAGTGCATAAAATCATCATCCGCTTTAACGGATGGGCAGGTGTTTATCCGGATTGCCCGTTTATCCAATTAACTACGTTGGATGAGCATCAGGATGTTAAAAAGGTAACATTAAACGGCTAACGATATGATATTTATACAAGATAATAATGATTTACGGCGCTATATACCTAACGCTGTTATCGAGGTCAAAGGCGAAAAAACGCTTTTTGAAAAAATCTCGGAGCATATAGACTTGGCTGAGAGGTTTGTATTCCGTTTTTTTATGGATGAAGCCTATGCCGAGGGCTTATCAATTGACTCTCCGGCGTATGTCTTAACGTCTAAGCTTGTGTCAGCTGATGCTATGCTGCGAGCTATACCATCGCTTGACTTGGTGCTTACACCTAACGGCTTTGGTGTGGTCAACACCCAGACTATAGCTCCGGCATCCACTCAAAGGATAGAGGCACTTATGGCAT